AGATAGAGGTTAAAAAGTTACAAATAGGGGCCTTCGTGGTTGTCCTTTTGATCGTCATTCAAGTGATAACATCATTATTTCGGATACTAGGAAGTGTAAAAGATGCTGTTTTCAAGTGGGGAATGCTCAAGTATTCAATGGAAATATTCAATAAGTGTCAACATGAGTCCAAAATGGCCGAGATGGCCGAGATGTCCAAAATGGACAAGGTGATACCTATGGAAGGTATAGTCGTTGCAAAATTGTCATTTGGGTACGATGCGGTAGATGGCAACAAGAAAATGGTTTTTGAGGATTTCAACTTGTTCATTCCGCCAAAGCAATGTACAATGATTGAGGGTAAAATTGGGTCAGGTAAGTCCACACTCTTGAAGCTCCTCAACAAGTATCAACAACCAACCTCGGGTGCCCTATATGTTAATGGGATCTCATATGGTCTTTTGAAAGCAAATGAGCTACATAAAATCATCGGCTATGTGCCACAATCACCAAGCCTTTTCAATCGCTCGATTTATGAGAACATTGTGTATGGGGTAGAACCAAAGCCGTCTATTATAGAAGTTGAATCTTGGTTGCGGAGACTTCAAGTACATGAGCTTGTAAGTGACTTACCGAAAGGTCTTGATACCTTGGCGGGCAAAAACGGATCCAATATCTCTGGTGGACAACGACAAATTGTTTGGTTCCTCAGAATTTTGTTAGAGGACTCGCCATACATCATTTTAGATGAGCCCACATCCGCAATGGACAGCAAAACCAAAGCGCTTGTATACAAGCTAATTCATGAGGTACTCCGTGACAAAACAGTGGTCATTGTATCACATGATGCAAAATTGCGGGAGTTTGCGGATAGCATAGTTCGTCTATGAAGAGGAAAAAGGAAATGAAGACTTGTGTTTTTATTTTTGTGTTACAACTCAACCATCAGTTGCTGTAAGCTAGGCCGCCCATTCCTGACATGATTCTGAGTACGTTGTAGTTAACAGCGAACACCTTGATCTTGGCAGCGGGGGCAGGGGTGACGGTGGTTAGGTTTAGGACCGCGGAGTCAATGCGGGACATGTTTAGGGTGCCAGAGGGTTGGTGGCTCTCGGGTTGTAGGGCGAAAGAGTACACGTTGATACCGGGGCTTGTGGGCACGTTCTCGTGGTGTTGGAAGGGTTGCACTAGGTTGAAGTAGGCAGCCTTGCGCTCAGCAAATCTATCGTGGCCATTTAGTTGAAGCTTGGCAGCATCAAGAAGGGAGTAGCCAGCGGAGTTGGCCGAGGTGACGCTTCCAGTAGCGTGTGGCGCGTGTGTGAAGTTGAACCATTGGTTTGAGCCAATGACGGTGTCGTGTTGCACAACCCACACTAGCTCCTTGACGGGGTGGTTGAAGTTTAGCTTGACCTTGTTGTTAACACCGGTCACCGACTCATCACCTGTGAATTGAAGTTGCTCAATTAGGTATTCGTGGCTTAGCTGGGCGAATCTGCGACGTTCATCTGTGTCTAGGAAGATGTAATCAACCCATAGCGAGGCTTGTAGGTCCTCTGTGGGTTGAGTGGCTCCCGTGCGAGTGCAGCCGGCCTTGTCGCGGAACTCAATGTTCACCTTGACCTCGTGGTATTGGAGGGCAATTAGAGGTAGGGCTAGTCCGGGGTTGCGGCAGAAGAAGAACTCTAGGGGGATGTATAGGTCCTTGGGGCCGGCGCTCTCTAGAAGGGTGGTGTGCTCACCAACCATCTTGGCGAAGCCGGAAGCTTTTCCGGCCGGTAGAGATAGCTCGTTCCAGATGTACATCCACTCACCGTAGTGTTTGTCGATGCGTTGGCCACCAATCTCTAGCTCAACGGACTTGATCAAGGCTAGACCGATCATGTCAACGTAGGTGTCGTTGCTAATGGTATCAGGGACAGCGGCTTGTAGGTACATGCGGTGGATTAGATCACCGTTGCGGGAGATCTGGCATGTAACGCGCTTGCCGAAGCCAACGGAGCCGTTGAAGGTTTGCTCAATGGACTCCATGGAGAAGTTGGTGTGGCGGCGGTAAACCACCTTGAAGAAGGTGATTTGGGGGTTGCCTGTTAGGTAGACATCTTGAGCACCGTAAGCGACGAGTTGTAGTAGACCTCCGCCCATTTGTTTTGATTGTTGGATACTAATTACACAGAAAAAAAATTTGCGGACAACACCTACTTAAAAACGTTTACCAAGTCCAATCAATAGAAGGACCGCCGATCAAATGTTTAAAGAAAAATCTTCAAAAAAACGCGTTCCAATGTCGGAGGCTTCAAAAGAACTTACATTGGACGCCCGGCACCACCGCATGTTGGAGTCCCTTGAAGTTCAAACATCACGAATACGAGACTACAAAGATGAATATGAACAACTAGATCAATCGCGTTTATTTTGGATGAACCGAATACATAGTATGGTGTCTTCCAACACACAAGATCAAGAGGAACATCAAAATAGATATCAAGAAGCTTGGACAAGCAACATCGCATTAAAGGACCGACTTCAGGTCCTCAAAAAGGCCATTCTGAAGTTGGAAACTATGGAAGATGAGATTAACTATTATGAACACACTGGGCAAATACTATTCGACTATTATGACTTGTTAAACAAACAACAAGACATTGATGATAATGACATTCTTCATGCCTCCACAGTTGAAAAAGCCCCCGCTCAAAAGGGGAGAAATCGCAACATGCCAGCCCCTTCGAGGAGTATTTTAGAGGCGCTTCAAGGCCTACCTGTAGCTATAGCACCGCCATTAGTTTGCCTAACGGATACGAACTCTTCAAATGTTGCGCCGAACTTGAATGATCAAGTGACTCATCAACCTACTTCATCAACACAAAAGGGTGGAGAGGTGGGAAGAAGAGATAAACGGAGCCTTGTTGAGCAATACATGTCAATTACAGACCCATCGTTCATAAGATCACAATTTAATGAGGTAAGCATAGGGCAATGTCATGAGTGTATGATTCCATTAACTTGCTTAATGCAAGATGGTATCATGCTTTGTCAAGAATGTGGCTACCAAGAGCTTCTGCTCGTTGAACAGAATAAACCTATATATCGACAACCGTCCAAGGAGGCCTCTCATTTCTCTTACAAACGTATAAACCATTTCAATGAATGGATTAGCCAAATTCAAGGGAAGGAAAGCACCGACATTCCGGAGGATATTTTTGAAAAGATTGTTTCAGAAATTAAAAAAGAGAAAATTCACGATTGCTCCAAATTATCTTACCATAAGATGCGCGAGATTCTTAAGAAGCTAAAAATAAATAAGTACTACGAACACATACACTACATCATAAGCCGTATTAACGGCCAACCCACCCCGAATTTCGCACCAGATCTAGAAGAGAAGCTTCGAACAATGTTCAAAGAGATCCAAGGGCCATTTCTAAAACATTGCCCCAGAGATCGCAAGAACTTCTTATCGTATAGCTACGTCCTGTATAAGTTCTTTCAGCTCCTTGAAAAGGATGAATACTTGAAGCATTTTCCTCTATTAAAAAGCCGGGAAAAGCTCCATCTTCAAGATCAAATTTGGAAAAAGATTTGTGAAGAACTAAATTGGCAGTTCATTGAGTCTATTTGATACACGAGGCCTTTGGCTCTACATTCCGAACTTCACTAGCTTGAATCCCATGCCCAGTCCGGCACCTTGGCGAAGGGAGGCACCAATGGAAGGGGCTAGAGCATCAAGGATGGCGAACATGGATGCAGCCACAATCGCCAAGATAACGGCCTCTTGCCACTTGAGAGGGTTGGACGGCAAGATGGTCGCCACAATGCCAACGGCTGCGCCCTCCATGATGTACTTTACGATGCGAGTGGTAATCTCTTGGAAATCAAAGGCAGGTTGGCTCATAGAGTACATGATATACTATATCTACTATATATGATCAAGAAAATTCATTTAAACGATGAAGTAGAAAACCCTCTAGTGATCTACACGACTACACGAATGGAAAGTATATCGAGCGTTGTTTCTACGAAAGAAGTTGATTACCTTGATGAGGACAAAGCAATTCGTGGACAAAACTACGTTTGTCTATCCTTCATTTCTCCCGAGGATGTTCTTGCGAACAAAGAGGTCTTCATATTCAACAAGTTCATGGCTAGCGTTCAAAAGGATATGTCAACAATAATTGACATGCTTAAAATTCGTTACCCGGACGATGTTGATCTCTTGGAAAATATCAAGGCTACCCAATCCCATTTCTTCTCAAACAAGGATGCGGACCTACAAGAGCAATACCGATTCTTCAAGCAATCAAACGAGGGCGAATGCGACCGTGAGTTTCTTGAGCAAAACGATTTCAAGACGTGTGTCCGTGGAATTAAAGTGCGCGGTGTTTTTGAAACAATCAAGGAAGCTCAAGTCCGTGCCGAGGTTCTAAAGCGCATGGGTGACAAGTTTGATATTTTCATTGGCCAAGTGGGTTGCTGGTGCCCTTGGTCTCCGAACCCGAACGACATGCCGGACCAAGAGTACGGAGAGACTCAATTGAACACGCTCATGAAAAACTACAAGCAAAATATGCAACTCAAAGACGAGTTCTTTGAGATTCGTAAGCAAGAAAAAGTAACTGATGCGTTGACTGCCAAGGATGCTTGGACAAAGCGCATGGAAGAAGAGGCGAAAGCTTCAAAGGCCTCTATTATTGAGGAC